TTATTTTTTGACTTTTTTTAAATCGTTTAGCTTACTTACAGTAAGTTTTTTCTTTTTTGGAAACATGTGATAATATGTTTTTTCTACTGTTTCTACAGTATCTCCTATACGCTCAGCAACATCACGACTATCACAACCTAAATCTATCAATAAACTAACATGGCTGTGTCTAAATCCATGTGGCGTTATTCTTTTAAAATTATCAATTCTATCAATGTATTTATTTAGATAGCGTCTGAAAGTAGTAGGGGCTATATAATTAATATCTCCAAACATAAAGTCACTTTCACTAAAGTTATAGCATTTTTCCTTTTTATATTTTTTATATTCTACTAAAATATCATTTAATTCATTATCAATATCAACTAATCTAATAGAGTTTTTTGTTTTGGGAGTAGTGATGATGAATCTTTTTCCTTTTACCTTATTAGTTAGATTTTTAGTTATACTTATTGTTTGATTAATAGAATCAAAATCTTTCCATGTTAAGGCGTCAAATTCTCCAAATCGTAATCCTGTATAATATAAGAAGTTATACATAACATTATCTTCATAATTATCTACTGTTGAAATGAACTCTATCCATTCATCATAACACCAGAAATTTATTTCGGCGTCCGTTAACTTCTCATTTGGTACATCTATACGGAAATTTTGTATTTTTGATACTATTTTACCATCATAGTCGTAATTGTCTCTACAATAGCTTAAAAAGTCCCTTAAATCGTTTATTATGGTATTTTTATATTCAAGAGAACATGTTTTAATTTCTAAATCTTTATACCATAAGTTTATAATATTCATTTTTATAAAATGTAATTTATAATCTTTGAATTTTTCTTTGATATATTTGTTAGTACGATTTTCAAAATTATAATAGGTTTGATCTTTTAATTGCATTTTACGGAAAAGTTGCCATTCTTCAAAGACATATACAAATGATATGTATTTATTTTCATTACTATTTTCTTTAACTATTTTATCTAGCCATTTTCTTTCTTCTTCTTGTGCTTCTTTCTTTGTAAAATAATAAGGTGATTTATATTGTTTTTTATTTCCATATATATCTAAATAGTAATCTCTGAAAAACCATGATCTTCCATCTTTAGTATATTTAATTTTGCCATCTTTGTTTTTATTTTGATAAACTGGCATAAAATTCAACTCCAATCTTTACTTTCTTTTGTTTGTGTAGTATGATTAGAGTGCATAGAAAAAAGAATGTCTTGTCGGACTTTTTAATTTTATGCACCCTAATTGGGTCTGATCTAGTGTTAACGGCACTAGGTCTTTTTTTATTTTATTATACAATTTAAGCCTTGAAAATAACATTTAAAGGAAAAATGGTATATTTATATAAAATTTTAGTATAATAGAAATTCTATTTTATAATATAACCCCGAGAGGGGGTAGTGGATAGTGGACTTAAAACTTGTGTTATATAATGAATTAAAAACTATGAATGTAGATGTGACATTATATGCTATTTTGGTAGAATATTTCTTATGAGATATTCTTTATTATTAATTTTTTCTAATTGTATATGTAATTTTTATTTTTTCTTGGTATTCATATAATTTAATAATGAATTTTAACATATCTTTACCTAAATTTGATTTAGTATTATTTTCTTTCATATTTAACACCTATTATTTATCATTATCTTTCATAATAAATTGTTTGTTAGCTTTAGCAAAATCTATAAGCAAATTAAAATTCTTTTCGCTTAAATTTTCGTTCTTGTCTAAAAATCCTTTTCTTTTTAAAACATAATTTAAAAGTTCTAGCTCATCTATATTATCATTAATATTATCTAATGGATCATACTTAGGAACAAAATTATCATCATTATTTATTCTGGAATTTTGGTAACCAGCTAAATACATCACATCACAACCAAAAATAGATGAACACTTTAATAATAAATCTACACTTGGCATATTTTGACCGTTTTCCCAATTAGCAACATTTGATCTACTTGTATTTAATTTCTTTGCCAATTGTTCTTGTGTTAATCCAAGTTTTTTTCTTTCGATTGCAAAAACATTATTTTTCACAACAACCCATCATCCTCCTCACACATATATAATACCACATTTTGACATTTTAACAAACATTTTTTTAGAAAAACATTGACAGTAATACTGACATTGTGATATTGTTAAAATACGAAAGGAGGAAAAAAAATGAGAGAGTTGTTGGTACAAAAGAGAAAAAAGAAGAAAATAACTCAGCAAAAGATGTCAGAGATGTTAGGTATAAGTCGAAGTACTTATAGTGCTTATGAATTAGGAATTATTGACCCACCTTTAAAAATTGCAACAAAAATAAAAGAAATATTAAATTACAAAAATGATGATATTTTTTTAAATGAAAATGTCAGTCAAACGGACGAATAAAAATAAGGAGGATTAAAAATGAGTACAGGAGTACAAATAACACTTATTATTTGTTTAACACTAATAGCTGTATTTTGGATAGCTGTTAAATATGGTTCAGATGATAAGAAGAAGTAAATATAAGAATAGTAAAAAAGAGGTGATTAAATTGAAACAGTCCGACAAGACAAAAAAAAGCAATTTAAAAAAATTAAATGCTAAAGAAGTATTGGAACTTGTGAATCAGCAATGGGCTACAGTCTATGACATTATGAAAATAGGAAACTGTGGAAAGAATACAGCTCAAAAAGTTAAAAAAGAAATTAAGGATGAAATAGAAACAAGATCTAGCAAAGAATTACCTTATGGAGTTGTGCCAATGGAAAAGGTAGTTGATTATTACAACATTAATATCAATTATTTAAGGAGAATATCAAAATGAAAAAATTGAAAATTAAATGGAAAAACCTATCACTATTAATAGTTTTACTAATATGTGCTTATGTAGTAGGTCACGATTTGTTAATGGTAACTGTCTATAGTTTGATAAAAGGTACAAGTTGTGGATGGACTTGGTATGGATTCTCAACATTCTTATTAGCATTTTTTACAGGAGGAGAAATTTTTGGGTATTTCATTGATGAATTTAATAAATAAAAAAAGATTTATAAGTTGTAGACGAACTCATAAATCAAATGTAAAACAAAACATTTTACTCTTAGATTATATCATTTAAGAGTAAAAAAAGCAAAAAAGGAATGGAGGTAGTATAAATGGCTTTAAGAAATCAACCTTATCTTCCTTTATATGTGCAAGACTTTTTAACTGATGAAAAGTTAATAGAGTGTAGTGCAAAGGCTACAGGTGTATATATTCGTATAATGTGTATTTTACATAAAAGTGACGATTATGGATGTATTTTGCTTAAGCAAAAAGACAAGCAAAATTCTAGCAACATTAAAAATTTTGCTATAAAACTTGCTAAACAATTGCCTTATGATTTGGAAGAAATTGAAACTTCTTTAATTGAATTGATTGATGAGAAAGTTCTAATTTTGGAAGAAGATTTATTATATCAAAAAAGAATGAGAAAAGATGGAAACATAAGTGATAAAAGGGCAAAAGCAGGTTCAAAAGGGGCAAAGAAAAAAAGTGTTAATAGTTTTGCTAATGATTTTGCTATAGCAAATGATGAAGCAAATAGCGAAGCAAAACATCTAGCAAACTCTGAAATTGAAATTGAAAATGAAAATAAAATTGATAATAAAAAAGAAAAAAAGGATAAGAGTAAGAGAAAAGGAAAAAAGGAAGAAGATGAAAAACTTTCTTATGCAGAATTTGTGAAGATGACAGAAAGTGAATACCAAAAACTTATTAGTTCCTATGGAGAAGAGTTTACTAAAAAATGTATTACTACTCTTGATAACTACAAAGGATCTAGTGGAAAGAAATATAAAAGTGACTATAGAGCAATTTTGACTTGGGTAGTAGATAAAGTAAAAGAAAAACAAAAACCAGAAATAAAAAAACAAAGTAACAATATCTTTTATGAAATTGGAAAAGAGGAGGGAATATTTTGAGTAGAGAGGAAGCTATAAAAATATTAAGTATATTGAAAGCTGGATACCCTAATTTTTACAAAGATATGAGTAAACAAGATGGATTAAATACAATAGCACTTTATCAAGAAATGTTTGCAGATTGTGATATTAGACTTGTAGCAGTAGCAGTAAAAGAACTTATAAACTCATTTAAGTACCCACCAACAATAGCAGACATAAAAAACAAGATGTACGAATTGTGCAATAAAAATGATGATAAGAGTCCAAGTGAATTATGGGACAGGTTATTAAAAGCAATTAGAAATGGTAGCTATGGTTATTTAGAAGGATTTGAAAAACTACCAAAAGAAGTAAAAGATTTTGTGAGAGAACCTAGACAGTTACAAGAGTTGGCTCAAATGGATAGCAATACGATTAATTCTGTAGTTAAAGGACAATTTTTGAAACAGATAGAAATAATAAAACAAAGAAAAAAAGAAGAAAGTCTTATGTTATTAGAAACAAAAAAAGTAATTGGAAGTGATAGTAATGAAAATATTCGATTATTGGAAACTTAAAAGACAATATAACACTTTAGAAAATTGTTATGAAACTTTAAAAAAAGAAGAGAAAAACAAAATTAAAACTATTGCTCGACATAAAAATGAGATTAAAAAGTTAAAGGAGGAATTAAAACAATGGCAACAGCAACAACAAAAACAACAACAAAAACCAAAACTAAAGCAAAGACAAAAACGGAAGAAGAAAAGAAAAAGTACAATTTTGGAGAAAAGAAACAAGAAAATATAAACGGTAAAAAATTACCAGTTACATTTATTACACCAAAATACAAAGAAGCAAGAAAAAAAGTTATTGAATTATTAGAAAGTGATAAGTACAAGAATGTACTTGAAGAAAGTGACTTTTGGATTTTAGTAAATACTTATGATGGTAAATCGAAAGCTATGTATAGTGGACTTATTATTAGCCATGATGGCTGTTTAAAAATTAATGATGTATTGGAAGAAAAGTTAAAATTTAAGCCTGCTTGCATGAGTTTAGATAAAGAGGGTTATAACAACTCACTTGTATATAGCTATATATGTCCTGAACAGGGATTATATGAAGTTGGAGAGGTTAGTAAAGATAATTGTAAAAATGATTATCCCTATGCTATGGCTCTAAAAAGATGTTTTGATAGGGTAGTTTTAAAAAATAGTAGAATTGCTTACTCAGGAATTTATAGTGATAGTGAAAGTGATGAATTCTTAAAGAGAACTGATGATAGTGAATCTAATACTACTGAAAAGAAAACTACTACAAAGACTACAACAAAAAAGGAAAATACAACTAAGACATCTAATAAAGAAGAAAAAACAATACCAACTTTTGATTATAAAACAGCACTCATAGAAAAATTAAAAGAATTAAATATAAATATTAATCAATATGCTAAAGTACATAAATTGAATGTTAAAACAACACAACTTGAAGCTAAAGTTTTATTAGAAAAATTAGAAAATGGGGTGTTGGAATAATGCAAGATGTAAAAGTGGATAGAGATAAATATATAGGTGGTAGTGATATTCCTATTCTTATGGAAATAAGTCCATTTAAAACAAGATGGGAATTATTACAAGAAAAAGCTGGATTATTAAAGGACGATTTTGAGGGAAATATGTATACTGAATTTGGAAATATATTAGAACCTCAAATAAGAGATTATATAAATCAAAGCTTAAAAGATAAATTTGTTGAGGGGAAAGATATTATAGATGATGTTAGATGTCACACTGACGGAATCAACAAGACAACTGTTTTAGAGATTAAAACAACATCACAAATACATACCGATTTAAAAGACTATAAGATTTATTTAGTACAATTATTATTCTATATGAAATATACCAAAAGAAAAAGAGGAAAACTAGCTGTATATGAAAGACTTAAAAACTTTGATGAAACCTTTGATGAATCAAGACTGACTATTTATGACATTGATATTAAAGATTATAAAGATTTATTGGAAGAAATAAATTTAGCTGTTGATGACTTTAGAAATGACTTAAGAAGAATAAAGGATAATCCTTTTATGACAGAAGCCGATTTACAACCACAAGATCTAATCGAATTAGTAGAAGAATTAGAAAAAGTAGAAAAAGAATTAGCCTGTTATGATGACTTAGTATCTAAAAGAGATGAATTAAAAGAACAAGTTAAAAACAAGTTAGATGAATTAGGTAAAAAATCTTTGATAACGGAAGTAGCTAAATTTACTAGAGTAGCTGACGCTAAAGATACTATTGTTGAAACTTTCGATGAAGAAAAATTCAAAGAATCAAATGTAGAACTTTATGAAAAGTATTCTAGAGAAGAAGTATCAATTGTGTTTGATCTAGAAAAATTTAAAGAAGAAAATGAGAAATTATCTAAAAAATATACAACTACATCTATTAAAAAAGGTAAATCAGGTTATTTAAAAATGACATTTATAACAGATGGTGATCTTAATGAGTGAAGATATTAAAAAATCATGTGGAAATATCACATTGAAATTAGATAATACTGCTCAATATGAAGATTGGTTAATAGTTCAAGATTATATTGATGAGTTAATAGCTGATAAAGAACATCTTGAAGAAGAAATAAAAAATTTAAAACAAGATATGGAAGATAACTATAGACCGATTCCTATTGCTGAACAAGTAGGAATAAGTGATAGAGATTTTATTTAGGAGGTTATGAAAATGGAAAATAATTTAAAAGAAGAATTTAATGTTTGTTTAGAAACCAAAAGACAACAAGATATGATTGTAAATGCACTTTCTTTGAGTGATAAAGTATTACAAGTTTTAAGAGGAGCTATGCCACAAGAAGATAGTGAATGTTTAAGTGATAATTGTGTATTAGACACTATGAAAATAAACACAAGAAATTTAAAAGATTTAGAAAAAAATCTTGATGAAATAGTTAGAAAGATTGTAGGTTAGGAGGAAATAATATGAAAAGCAAATTAAGAGAAAAAGATGTAGAAAGATTATTAAAAGGGGCTGAAACAATTATTATCTCTACTGATAATGGAATAGGAATAGAGGGAAAATTAGTAAGTACTTTAGGCAATTTTTCTATGATAGTACATCAGCTAGTAGATGGTGGTTGTCCTAAAGAATATTTAAAAACAGCTTTTGAATTAGGATTAGAAGATTCAAGTGATAAAGAGAATCAAAATGAAGAAAAAGATAAGCTAAGAGAAATGCTAACTGATGTTTTGATTGAATTAAGAGATAACATAAATAGTTTGTTTGGAGATGATAAAGATGAATAAAGTTATTTTATGTGGAAGAACCACAAATGATATTGAATTAAAGTCTACACAATCTGGTAAAAAATATATTCAATTTACTATAGCTTGTGATAATGGAAAAGATGAGGATGGAAATAGAAGAGAAGCTGATTTTGTAAATTGTGTAGCATGGGAAAGAAGAGCAGAAGTAATTGCTGAATATGTAAAAAAAGGAAATAGATTTTTAGTATCTGGATCGTTTAAAACTGATAAATATGAAACTGATAGTGGTGAAAACAGATATAGAAGTTATGTATTAGTAAGAGAATATGAGTTTATAGAAAGTAAACGAGATGGATTTGTTCCAATTGAACCTGATGATTTAGAAAATGTAGAAATAGAAAACGAAGAAGAAAATGACCCATTTAAAGATTTTGGAGAATCAATAGAAATTAGTGATGATGATTTACCTTTCTAGGTGATTTATGAAGCTTGTAGGGAATTACTCTCGTACTGGAAAAAGTGAAAACTTTGAAACTGAAATAACCTTAACAGTACGAGAACATTATAAACATCTAATTCAAGATTTAGATAAGAATGAATTATATTCCATAGTAATATCTAAAGCTAAAGATAAAAGAACAGAACAGCAAAATAGATACATGTGGGCTCTAATAGGTGAGATAGATAAAGCTCGAAATGGTGATAGGTCAAATGATGACTATGATATTTATATTGAGGCTTTAGTAAGAGCTGGAGCTAAATATACTCATCTATTAGTTGAGCCACAAGCTGAATCAATGTTAAGAGAAAGTTTTAGAGCAATTCAATTAGCTAGAAAGATTCAAGTTGGAGATAAACGATTCAATGATTATAAATGTTTCTATGGTAGTTCTAAGATGGATAAAAAAGAAATGCACAACTTGATAGAAACTATTTTAGATATGGCTAGTGAATGTGGATTAGATATTGTCTATTGGAAAGATGTATTAGATTTTGAGGATTAAAAATGGGAAAGATAAGTCAAAAAGATATTGTGTTGAATCATCTAAAAAAGTATAGAAGTATATCCACAATGGAATGTTATTCAATTTATAGAATAACTGACTTACAACACGCTATCTATCTTTTAAGAAAAGAAAACTACAAAATTACTGATGAATGGGTTAAAAGTAAAAATAGTCTAGGGTGGGCTAATAAATATAAGAAGTACACCTTAGTTGAAGAGTAAAGGCTGATAATATGAACGAAGAAAAAGATGAAAAAATTAGTAAACTTACAGCTAGGAATCAGCTCTTGGATAGCAACAATAGAATCCTAGCTCAAAAACTTAAAGATAAAGACAAAGAAATTAAAACTATCAATAATTTATATCTAAAAGAAAAAGCTAAGTTAAGTGAAATTTATAGAGTAGTATCTTCTAGTAAAATCAATGAGGAAAATTATACTAAGATGATTGATTGGATTAAGGAAACCATCAATGCTAGATGATACTATAGAGCTTTTAACTAAGCAAATGCTGGAAGATGTTTTTAATGATAAAAAAGAAAATAAAAAAGAGTTGATAACAATGAGTAAAACTGACTTATATAAATTTTGTATTAAGTTAGTTAAGCTCATTCAACGAGTAGAAAGGATGTAAGATTAAAATGAAAAAAGTAATTTTAAATAAATGTTTTGGTGGATTCGATGTTTCAAATGAAGCTTATGAATTATATGCCAAGAAAAAAAGCTTAGAGCTATTTTGTTATGAATGGGATATAAAAGATATGAAAAATCCTATATATAAATATGCAAAAAAAGATAATGCTTTGTTCAATCATTATTTCACTAAAGATTTTGGAAATAATGTTCAAATAACAAATGAAGATTATGAAAAATACAATTTATATTTAGACGAAGACCATCGAGAAGACCCTATACTAATTGAAGTAATAGAAGAGTTGGGTGAAAAAGCAAATGGTAGATGTGGTAAATTAAAAATAGTGGAAATTCCTGATGATTTAGACTATGTAATTGATAAATATGACGGAATCGAAACTTTACATCAAAGAGTACAGGAGTGGTAATTATGAATTATAACAAATACAATGAAGTTATTAACGGAAAAGAAACCTATAAAAAAATAGCTAAAGAGCTATTATTTAGAGAAACTATAGGTATTGGTTGGACAGATGGAGAAAGTACTCATTTAGATATCATTTTTAAGTTGGGTTTAAATGAAAAATTCGGTTCATTTCAAAGGGGAATAAGACAGGACTACTTGTTTGTAAGCATTATAGACCATACTAGTTATGGTTTTAGAGCTGATTCAATAAAAGAGGGTTCTTATATTCAAGAAAAGTTAAGACTTAATAATGACTGTGGAGATAAGTTAGCTGAACTTATTAATGGAATTATTATTGAATTAAATAATGGAGGTTATACAAATGAATAGGCGGATAGATGATTTAGGTAGAATTGTAATCCCTAAAGAAATGAGAAAAAAATTAAATATAAAAACAGATGATAGATTAAATATTGAATTAATAGATAATCAAATAATTATAACTAAAGATAATAATGATTATGAGAAAATGAACGAAACAATAAAGATGATAAAAGATTGTTTATATAATTCTAAAGGTATGGATTTTCAAAAGATAAATGAGTTGAAACAAATAATGGGGAGTTATTATGAGTAGAAAACATTTAGGGATGAAAAGACCAATAAAACAATTTAATAAAGCTGTAGAAGATATGGAAGCGTATGTGCAAGTTTTTAGTTTTTTACCTCCTCGAGGAGATGGAGCTAAAGAACAAGCTATTAATGAATGGAAACAATGTATCAATAATGTAATCATTCAATTAAATAATATTAAAAATACTCAAATAGATTTAATCTTACGAGGTGATGATAATGAGTAAAATTTATAAAGCAATTATCTACATAGATGATATAAATGATATGTTCAATAGTATAGAAGATATAAAAATAGAATTAGAAAATAATTTAGAAGATTTAACTTTTACTTTTGAAAAAGTAGAAGAAAAGGATACTACCGAATATATAAATCAGGTTGAAGATAATTATGAGTGGAATAATACTGATGAGTACTCAAGAGCAATAGCGTTACATAATTACTTTGCTGGAGATGAGGTAAAGAAAAATGATTAAAAAAGATGATGTAATACAATTTAATGAAAATCATAAATGGCGTGGTTGCTTAGGAATAATAAGAGAAATAAAAAATTGTAGAAATGAAACTTTAGAATGGGATACAAGATATATGGTTGGAGTACCAATACCTCAACAGGGAACAGCTTTTATATTTGTTATGGAAAGTGAAAATGCTATAGAAAAAATAGGTAAAGCTGTGCTAACTATTAAGGATGGTGAAGAAAATGATTAGTTGCTTGTTTAATAAAAAGAACGAAGTAGTAGATATACAAGAACTTGAAAAAATAAATATATGCAAAGTATGTGGAAAACAATTTGATTTAATAAAAGATAACAAGTATATAGTCCAAGAAAATAACGGAATAAATGGTGCTGTAAATGGAAGAAAGAAATTTGAATGTTTCGATTGCCCACATTGTGGTTGTCAAAATATCTTAAATGTAAGGGAGGGATAATATGGATACTAAATTTACATTTAATAGTACAACAAAATACATTTATCATTGTAATAGTTGTCAACATAATTTAATTTGTTATTCCGATGAGAGATTAAAAAAGGAACAACGACCTACACCTTTTACAGCTACTTGCCCTTATTGTAAAGGAACTATGTATGATAGCGGATTTAATCATATAGACGAAAAAGTAGATATAAAGGAATTTAATAAAGAGGTTGATAATAATACAGCTATATTTCTGCTTTTAGATAAAGATATAAAACATTATGGAGATATGGCTTGTGGTTGCTTACATATACGAAAAAATAACAAGTTGATTCCAACCTATATAATTTTAATGGGAAAGGAAGAACTATAATGAGACCAATAGAAGAAATTAAAGCTACTAGAAATTTATTTATAGAAGCCGAAGCTTCAAACGATGGAATGGGAGGATATTATTATGATTCTATAAGTAACAAAAGATTAAACTTTATATTTAGTTATCAAATGGGCTGGGAACATTTATCAGTAAGTATGCCTAGTAGAACCCCTACTTGGGAACAAATGTGTAAGATGAAAGATATATTTTGGGGTAAAGATGAAGCTTGTGTGCAATATCACCCAAAAGAAGAAGATTATGTCAATATGCACCAACATTGTTTACATATATGGAAGCCTACTGACGAAGTATTACCTACACCACCTCATATTTTAGTTGGATTTAAAGATGAAGAAGAAAAACAAACATTTTTACAAATGGCTAATCTATTTGGAGTGCAAGTAAATAAATGGAATTATAACAAAAGAGATAAAGGTGATTTTAGTGAAAAATAAAATAGAAGAAAGATTTGACTCGCCTTTTGCTGTTTTTGAAAATGTAGTTGGTAATTATATAGTAAGACCTTTAAATTGGGAGGGTATATGGAATCCTGATGGAAAATTAGTAGGTGGAAATTCAATAGTAAGTTGTCCTATTAAAGAGGAAGCTGAAATGATATGTGATACTTTTAATAGATTCTTTGGATTATTAAAAGAGAATCAAGAATTAAAACATACTATTAAAATCAATGAGAAAAGTAGGAGAAAAATGCAAAAAAATTTAATGCAAAAATTAGATGTTAAAAATAAAAAAATAGATAGGGCACTTGATTGTATAGAAGCTTTTGAGAATTTTGTTGATTATAAAGATTATGATAATAAACCTGAGCAAGAGCTTTATGATGTTGTAGAAATATTGAAAGGTGAAGACAATGAGTGTATTTGATATAAATGATTATGATATTTTAATAAAAAATGGTTGGAAACATAGAAAAATAAGTACTTATAAATCTATGAAGAAGGATAACTTAGTAGATTTTATTAGATGTTTAGAACATAATTGGGCTGGATCGTTAAAAGCAAGTGAATTACTAAGTGCAAGATTGAAAAAATTTTGTGATTATTTTGAAGCAATAGGACAGCCTGAAATGTTTAGAAAAATATGTATGGTTGATGAAGAAAGAAAACAAGATGATGAATGGCTAGAATGTAATACTTTAGATGGTAGATGGTTTTATATGAATATGAATACTGGAGAACAATTACCTTGTGGAATTCATCCAATAAGAGGTACTAGAAATGAGTAAGACTTGGTACGGACATTATATATTTTCTGATTTAGTTAAAGGAGAAGAATTTGTAAGATTCAAAGACTATTTAGAACTAGATAAGATAATAAAAAGTAAGGAAGAAGAAATAAAGAACTTACAGGGCTCACTACAAACTTACGAAATAATATTAAAAACTAATTTAGAAGCCTATACAAAAGAAAATTATAAACAAAGAAAGATAATAAATCATCTATCAAGAAAGATTCAAAATAAAAATAAAAAGTATAGACAATTACAAGCTAGAAAAATGCCTCCTACTATGTATGGTAATAAAGTAGTAATAGTTCCTGATAGTATGGCTGATAAAATTATGATAGCTAATAAAGATTTTTTTGAAGTAGGTGTTAATTATGATGGAAAGAAATAAAGGTACTTTATATTATAGTTGTGATGGAGATAATTATAAAAAAGTAGGTAAAATAAAAGATATTCCTCTTATAGTTCCAAAATTAAGTGATAATGCAATAATTGATGAAGATGAATATAAAAAGTTTGCTACTTTAGGTGAAAATGAATTTACTTTTAAAATAAAAGATAAATATTATTTGATTTATTGTAGGACTAAAAAAAGACGCATTAAGAAAAAACAACTTAAAAGAATGAATACAATGTTAGCAATGAGTTTAGGTATTAGAGAATATTTTAAAGGAATAAAAGCTGATGACATCGAAATAAAAGTAGGAGAATGTCAAAAGACAAAATAATAAGAAATAAAGGAGGATTATTAAATGAAAAGTGCAGATTTTATTATTAAGGTAAATAATAAAGAAATAAAAAATGGAACAAAATTTAATGTATACCATGAAAAGAAAAAAATAGGTGTTGTTGGAGTAATAGATACTACAGTCGTATATCTTGATATGGCTACTATTCCAGTAGATTTATATACAGAAAATTATATATTTGAAGAAATAGGAGAAAAGAAAAATGAAGAAGATTAATAATAAAGGTTTTACATTAATAGAAATATTATCAACAATAATAATTTTAGGTATTGTTATTGGTGTGATCTTTGGGGGAATCTATTGGAGTTTCAATTGGAACTATGGTAACGAACAACAAGTAACATGCACAGTAGATGATAAATGGATCAAAAGAAGTAATGAAAAGGATATATATATGGTAAGCTGTGATGAAAGAGTGTATAAGATAACAGATTTATTTTATAAAGGTAAGTTTGATAGTTCCAATATTTATGCAAAGTTAAAGAAAGGAAAGAAATATAAACTAACAGTAACAGGATATAGAAATGGTTATTTTTCTTCTTATCAGAATATCAACGAGGCTGTGGAGGTAAGGTAAGTGAAAATACTAAAAAATAAAAATATAATGACAATTATAACAATGATAATAGCATTAATAATTATATTATTTGGTATAACTGGTTGTACAAGTTCTGACATTGTCAGTGAAAATATTAGTCGTGAAGCTGATGAATTTAAAGTAAAAAGAAGAATAATCTTTATTAATTTAAGAACAAATGAGTATTTATTTCAAATGACAGGAAATTGTAGTGTAAAAGGAGGCTCTAGTAGTTCAAATGATGAGCTAGAAATAATTTGTAGAATTGGTGAAGATAAATACCAAAAACATTTCTTATATATTGCAAATGAAACAACTTATGTTGTAGAGCAATTAGAATATAGTGATGTATCAAGATATGATTATGAATTTATTTTTAGACCTGAGGCAATTATTCCAATACAAATAAAAACTCAAACAGGAGAAGAATAGGAGGGAGATAATGGAAACAATAGGTGATGATGTAAAAGCAAATGTTTATCTTAATGTAGATGAAGAAGATAAAAATGAAATAGTAAAAAAAGTATTAGAAGAATTAAAAAGTAAAAAGTTGTTAAAGAATCCTAAATCATCTATAGCAAGTACAAAGAAGATGTTATTTGGATATAAGGTATTGCCTGAGGCTATTAAATTAATTGAAAAAGAAATAAAAAAGTTAGAAGAAGAACTAAAAGATATTTCTAAGCCAACCGCTAAGTCTAATAGATTAGTATTAAATGAAAAAGGAAATACTTATGTTTACGGAGATGAAACTTTAGAGACTCGTATAAGTGAGTTAAAACAAGTAGTAGTTAAAGCCAAGTCTCAAATAAGAATTGTAGATAGTGCTTTAGAAAAAATACAAGATGATGAATATTATGATATTATTCCATTACATTATTTTGAAGATAATAAATTCGAGAAGATAGCCGAAATATGCGATTGGGCTACTGGAACAGTAAGTAAACATCATAAAAGATTATTAAATGTATTAAAAATATATATGTTTCCTGATACATTTATGGACGAGTTATAGTTGATTTATGGATAAAGATATAAAATTAGGAACTAAAGTAAAATGTAAGGGATATATAGTTAAGAAAACTAATATTGAATATATTTATGCAAATAAGAAACATTTTAAAAGAGATATGGGTATTTTCTATAGTGATAGTGAAGAGCCTAAATTTTATATAGAAGATTTAGGAGAATATACACAAAAAATAACTGAGATAAGAAAAAAGGAGTTTATGGGTATAGTTGTAGGTATTACTCCAGTAGCTACTGAATATTATTATACTCAAGTTGAAAAAGATATTTTTGATCCAGTTACATACGGCTATGTTGATACTCAACCTTTAGACCAAGTAAAAGTAGAAAAAAAGGGATATATAGGTTGTTATAAAGTTTATTATGCTATGGGTAAAAGTAGGCTTGTTCCTGTTAATTTATTAGAAAAAGAATAAGTAAAATGAAATAGGCGTGAAAATAGTATGTATGGAATAATGAAATATAAATGATATAATAGTATAAAATGAAATAATTATGATAGATGAATAAATCAACAATCATAATTATTTTTATTTGATTAAATATGGGTGATAATCTAAAGGTAGGATTCCGTCGGTGAGTAGGAAACAAAAGCCGAGGCTGTATAGAGTTCAATTCTCTATTCACCCGTCCTTTTTATTCTTTTTATTCGTTGATGTTATCAACAAAAAAGAGTGGAGCTAGAAATAGCTCCTTTTATGTGATTAAAAAGTGGGTGATGATTATGATTGAAACAATAATAAAAATTTTATTTTTTTTGGGGATGATGGTCTTTTGTATAATTGTAATTTTCCTTAATTATATAGATGAAGTCATAGATTGGCTATATAAGATAAGTAACGCAAAGAGGTAATCTATGAAAGAAAAGAATACATTGTGGTTGTGTATGAGATATAGCGGTAGTTGTAAGCTATGTCCTAGAAATAAAAAATGTGATGAGGAAATAGAAAAAGAAAGACGAGGTGCTAGATATGAAAGTAAAAATACTAGGAACGGAATACGAAATAATAAAAAATGCCGAAGACAAAGACTATCCACAATTAAAAAAGTGTGATGGTTTTACTGACTTTAGTATAAAAAGAATCGTAGTAGCTGATTTTGATAAAGATGAAAGTAGTATAGACGACTTAGAATGGTATAAGAATAAAGTTCTTAGACACGAGATAGTGCACGCCTTTATTCACGAAAGCGGACTAGCTGAGAATTGTGAATGGGCTAGAAATGAAGAATTGACGGATTGGATAGCTATACAATTTACAAAGATGTTAGAAGTATTTATAAAAGTAGGAGCAATAGAGATAGTATTTCCAATAAAAGATAGATTATCTAATTCTCCTGTAAATAGTCCTGTTAATCCTCCTAAGGTAAAGGAAGCTAAAGCTTGCGTCAATTTTCCTGATTTTAAACCAGTAGAAATAAAGCTACCTGAAACTACTAAAGAAATAGTAGATATGTTTAATAAAGCTATGGAGAATGAATTTAAAGGACATATAGTTGGAGGTGATGGGTAATGACCTCATTAAGTAATAATGATATGATTAAAGAATGTTTAAAAATTTATATGGGGAATTATTCTAAAGAACAACAATACGCTTCATCTATATTATTAAAAATGATATTGAAAGAAAAACAATATATTAGGTTAATGAATTGTGTAAAAGAAGTGTTAGGTTTTAAGGTGAATAATAGAAATGATTCTAAAGTCATTGTTTGGAAAAGAAAAGTTAAAAAAATAGGTAGATGTGAAATATGCAATGCTACTGAAAATTTAGTAGCCCATCATTTAATACCATGGGAATATAGCATAACAGGAAGAATAGATATAAAAAATGGCAAGTGTTTATGTGAAGATTGTCATAAAATGATTCATAATGATGAAGCTTGGATAAATTATATGAGAGGTGTTCTAAATGGCTAAAAGAGGAAGACCGAAAAAATATACTGAAATTGATGTTATGCAACAAAAGATAGATGAATATTTTAAAAAATGTGATGAAAATAATAAACCTTATACAATGAGTGGTTTAGCATTAGCTTTAGATATGGATAGAAGAAGCTTATTAAATTATTCAAAAAATGATAAATTTTTTCCCACGATAAAAAAAGCAAGGAATAAAGTAGAAACTTATGTAGAGGAAAGATTATTTTACCCTAATGCTACAGGAGTAATATTTAATTTAAAAAATAATTTTAATTGGGAAGATAAACAAGAACTAAATCATAGTGGAAATATCAACAATCCATACGCCAATTTAAGTGATGAGGAATTACGAAAATTAATAGGTGATTAGATATGATTATTCCTGAGTATGTAAGAGAGCAAGCAAGATATGAATTAGCTAGGCGTAGCTTTTGGGAATATTGTAAACTTAAAGCTCCTGACTTCTATATAGAGAGTAGGACCTACTTAAAAGAGTTTTGCTATCAATTGCAAGCTTTTTTAGATTCACCAAAAAAAGTATTAGTAGTTAATATGCCACCTAGACATGGAAAGAGTAGAACTCTTACATTATTTGTTCAATGGTGTTTAGGTAGAAATATCCATTATAAGATAATGACAGGATCATATAACGAAATACTATCTGGAACTTTTGCTAAAGCTGTACGAGACGCTATACAAGAAGATGACGGAATCTTTGGTAAAGTATTTCCTAATGTAAAAGTTAAATATGGTGAAGCTTCTATGAAGAAGTGGGCTTTAGAGGGTAATGAAGAAGCCAATTATTTATCAACTTCTCCTAAAGGTACAGCTACAGGATTTGGTTGTCTACTAATGATTATAGATGACTTAATCAAGACAGCCAAAGAAGCTTATAATGAACTACTATTAGAAGAACATCAAACTTGGTTTACTGATACAATGTTACAAAGAACTGAAACAGGATTCAAGATAATAGTAGTTATGACTAGATGGGCTACAAATGACTTAGCTGGTTATATATTAAGAGAATATGAAGATGATTGTATTCATATCAACTATAAAGCTGTTCAAGATGATGGAACAATGCTTTGTGATGAAGTATTAAGCAAGAAAGACTATCTATTCAAAATAAAGAATATGAATAAGGATATTGCTGAGGCTAACTACAATCAAATATGTGTCGATGAAAAAGGTCGATTATACAAGAATCTTAAAATGTATCAAGTTAGTCCAGGATTTGGAACAGTATACGCTTATATAGATACAGCCGATGATGGCGATGATTTCTTGTGTGCTGTTGTATATGGATTACTTAATAAAGAACCATATATCTTAGATGTATTATTTACTGATGAGGGAATGGAAATAACTGAAAATGAATGTGCTGACTTATTGTATAGGAACAATGTTAATCTAGCATATATTGAATCCAATAATGGAGGAAAAGGTTTTGCTAGAAATGTTAAGAAAATACTAAAAGAAAAGTACAAGTCAAATAGATGTGTTATTAAGCCATTTACTCAGACAGCTAATAAACAATCAAGAATCTTATCATCTAGTTATTGGGTTATGGAACATATTCATTTTCCATTTAACTGGGCTAAGAGATGGGAAGAATTTTATAAACACATTACTAGGTATCAAAAGAAAGGTAAAAATGCTCACGATGATGGACCTGATGTGTTAGCTGGGATATATGACAAGACCGTTGGTGAAAGAGGGTCGTCTTTTGGTAGCACTAAACCAGCGTAAAGGAGGAATGAGTTATGCTACAATATAATAAAGAATATATAATCAATCCCAACAATATAGCTTCTATATTAAAAGACGCTAAACCTGAATGGGAAAAGAGAAAAAAATTATATGAGATGAAAAATAGGAAAAAGCATACTTTCGATTTAGTATCTACAAATGATGGAAATATTAAAGTAGGCTTTGAATCAGTTGTATCTAATATGATTAGCGGTTATATGGGTGGTAAAGCACCAATATATCAAGTAGAGGAAATGCCTACGGAAGAAAAGCAAAATATCTTAAAGAAGTTATTTGATAAGATATTTAATAAAACTGATAATGATAGAAAAGAATATCAAGTATTTATTGATTTTATAAGGGACTATAATGATGACCCTTATTTTTATTATAAGCTTGTTCAAGACTATGTTGATATGACCGCTGGTTATGGTATTTTCTATGAAAATGAGGATAATGAAATAGTTTATGCTAATACTGACCCAAGACAAACTATAGCTTTGTATGATTTTTCTACACCAATTCAAAAAATAGGATTGCTAAGACACTGGGAAGAAACTGACGCTACTAGTGAAAAGTATGATGTAGTTTTAGTGACTACTGATGAATTTAGATATTATTTTAAAAATAGTAAACTACAAGCTGAGGACTTCTATGAAGATGAAGAATCAAGAGAAACTATTAGCTGGGGTTGTGTTCCGTGTATAGCAATAGAAAACCCTGATGGATTAGCTTGTTTTGAATTAGCTAAGTCTTGTATATGTGCTTATGAAAGAGTAATGAATAACTCTAAAAACACTTTCCAATACAATGATGACGCTAAGCTTATGGTGACAGGATATGAGCCAAAAGAAGAAACACTTATAGAAAAAAGAGAAAAGAAACTTGTTGATAAGGTAGATGAATTTGGTGAATATGAATATGATGAGGCTGGGAACATTATACAAGAGGAACAAGAAGAAATTGTATATGATGAACACGGAGAGATAGTATGGATTCCTAATATTAAAAGACAAAAGGAAGATGAAGTAGTATTACAAGCTCCTGTCTTCTATGCTGGTGAGGGTGGAAGTATTGAATGGGTAGAAAAAAATATCAACGATAGTGCTTTACAAAATTATAAGAAAACACTTATAGATTTAATATTTATGATTAGCAATTGTCCTAACATCAATGATTTAGGATTTACTAATGCGGATAATAGCTCAGCACTAGAAAAGAAGTTCTTTCCACTAGAACAATCAGTAGCATACCTAGATAAATCTTTAAGAAAAGAACTATTAGCTATGTGGGAAGCGTTTACTAATAGAATCAATCTTAAAAAGGGAACTAATTATGATTTTAGAAATTTAAAAATCAAGCTTCAAAGAAATATGCCTACTGATAAGCAAGCTGAAACTACTAGAGCTTTATCACTTAGAGGGCTTATTTGTGATGAATCAGTTATCAATCTATTACCTGATGAGTTAGACGCTTCTAGTGAAATTGAAAAGATGAAAACTCAAAGTCAAGAAAACTTAGAAGAAAATATGAAAAAGATTGAATCTTTTGGAAAAGATGGTGCTGACGCTCAGGGATTAGAAAATGATAAAGCTGAGCAAGACGCAAATAATCCTAAAAATGCGTCTAATGAAAAACAAGACGCAAGTGTGAGTGACAAAAATATAAAGTAGGTGATACATAATGGATAATAAAACTATCCTAAATAACCGATGGCGTTATACTGATATGAAGTTAAGAGATTATCTTAAAATCTATAAAAAGATAAGTTCTAAGACACAAGATAATATACAAGACATATTCAATAGTATAGACTTTGAATATATTGATTTAAGTAAACCTATATCTAATAATCAAAGAAAGAAATTACTTAGGGTTATAGATGAATGGAAAGAATCTAATTTGTTGAATGGATATTTTGGATTTAAGGTTGATGAATTGATTAAGAAAAGATATATTACTAATCAAGAAATGTTAGATATATTATTGTGGGGAGCTTATATTAAAGAAAGGAATCAGTTAGACGAATATGAACAAGTATTATTTACTGAAATAGGGCAAGACCTATATAGACAGGGTATTGAAGAAATAAAGCCTACTAAAAAGAAAAAGTGGAGCTTGACTTGGGAATATATATGGTCGATGTTATGTTTGCCCAATGTAAAAGGTAGTAGCTGGGTCACTTACATTGAAGCGTTAGCTTTAACTAATGCTCAGGAGGTAGAAAGACAAGCTACTATTCAATTACAGCAAAATAAAAAGCTTAATATAGAAGATGATGTATTTAAAAACATAATCAAGAAACAGCAAAATAGATATATTTCTATAAATGGAGATAAAACAAGCGGTGCTTTGGATAGCCAAGTTGTAGAGATAGCTAATAAATCATTATTAAAAGCTGGTGAAGATGTTAGCCAAAAGAAACTAAGAGCTAGATTTATTGCTGAAATAGATGACAAGACAACTAAGATGTGTGATGGTATGAATGGAATGTTATTCTATGTTAATGATTGGAATAGATTTTATAGATATAGTGCTGATGATGGTAGAGATGTTCTATATACTATTAAAGGACTAGAAGTAGGGGCTAATTTACCTCCTATCAATAATCATTTCCATTATTGTAGAAGTACCATAACATATCTAACTGAAATGAAGTATAATGAACTCTTAGCCGAGTATAATCAATTAAAAAGGATAATACCTACTGAAATCCCTGATAACATTGAAGAATACGCTAAATTGAGGTATAATAATAGCAATTATTATGAAGAAACAAAACTCAAAGAGGAGATAGGTAAACATTATAGAAAAGACCTAGAAATAGGAGAAAAGAAGAAAACTCTATCATTTAAAGATTATTATGATAAAGTAAATGATACAAGAGAATATCTTAATAATGTTCAAGCTAAAGGTTTTGGGACTATTGGTGAAGTTAAACTACATACCATTGATAGAATGATAGATAGAAATATCGCTAAGGAAGATGTAAAGAGTATCTTAGAGAATCCTGAAAATAGTTGGTTTAGTCCTATCAATAATAGTCAAGTGTTCTTTAAAGATAAAAAAATGGTTGCTATTGATATTGAAGAATTAAGTATTAAGACAGCTTATAAGGGAAGAGGTAAGAAAAATGAATAATCCAAGAAAGATATTATCTAAAGAAGATATTAAATTACTTGAATCAAATAATATTGTTGTACCTGATAAAGAATTGAATGATAAAGAATGGGATAAATTCATTGTTCAAATAGCAATCAATTTAAAACAAGAAGAATCCGAAACAATAATAGATAAATTAGATGACAGCACTAAATAAGGTGCTGTTTTTCTATGCTACTTTATAGGTAGTATATCAATAATAAAAAGATATTTATGATATTGAACTTATCTTGTGTTAAGAGAGGTCATACCAGTTGGAGAACATATACTCAATTAAATATCAAACACTATTGTTGATATAGTGCCTATAAGATAGACACTAAATAATGATTATTAAGAGGAATGATAGCTACATTCCTTTTTTTAATGCCTTTCTATTGTGGCTCAACAATGGGAATATTTGTGTGAAGCAATGAGCTGGGGACTTATTTAAGTAAATGGCTTGGGGCTAAAGGAGGAATAAGAATGGACGCAAATAATAACGCTGGTGTAGTTGAGAACAATAATCAACAAAACCAAAACACAGGTGCTGATGTTCAAGTACCTAAAACTTTTGACGAA